CTTAGCCAACATCTCGCGCATATATACTGCATCCGCACGATAGTCCAGGAAGCGCCGTTGCCAATAGTCAGCATCGATCATGTTCCAGATCATGGCTATCTGTTCAACATTGAGCCCAGCCAAAAATTCCGTACCCGAATCGCAGTTGTAGAGCACCCAGGGCGACAGTCGACCAGTGGTGATAGCATAGCATACTGTGTTAGAATTACCGTATCTCAAATAGTCTCGATCAGGATTGCCAGTCTCTTCTGACCAAGCTATGGCCTGCTCCAAAGCACGGGACAAGGCATCCGTGGCCGACTCCTGCCGGATGTACACAGAGAGATACTCGCCATACACAATGTCTCGGCACCAATGGTCTATTTTTTTATTATTTTTTAACAACCAGTCTATGAACCGAGAAATATTGATTGCTCGTATGCTGACGCAATATCGACCAAATTTTACAAATGCCCGATAGTAAGGACTGGCTGCAAAGTCATCAAACGTCTTGAGTCGTGCAGATCCTTGCATGGTCTCATAGAATCGCAGATAACTCTGCAGTCCTAACTGCACGCCTACTTCCTCACGCTCTTGATAACGACGCTTGGGTTCGCATAGGTGCACGGCCAGGCTGGTCTCTCGACGAAAATTCTTTTGACAGTATTGGCAAATAAACTGTTCAGTCTGACTGTCCATGGTCACGCAGATACTGTTGTAACTCTTGTTTGGTTGTCAATACCGACATGGTTTCTATGTCGGCAATCTTCATGTTGGGATACAATTGCATCAGTTGTTTTTTTACATTGTTAGACACTCCATCTTTTTTCTTAGGAGCAATCCACGGGTGCATGTGTGTGCCCAGTCCTGGAGATACCGAGGTGGCCATCAACCACTGCAATTTAGGGTGCCTATTTACAGCAAAGAAATGTTTATTGAGCTGTTCATTTGCAGCTCTAACATAGAACTCTTGCAGTTTTCGCGATCCTTGTACGCTAGATCCCCAACGCAAAATGAGATAATTTGAAAATTTCTTTCGCTCTTCATCGGTAAGTTCATCATAAAATTCACGATTCTTACGATCAAACTGTGTCATCTCATTTTGTATTGACAACTTATTCATTACCATGCCTTGCTGTAATCAACTATCTCACAATTGCGGCTGATGTCTTTGACAAAATAAACACAATCAGGTTTTGGATCATTGTTGAGAGGTATGCACAGCATCTGTCCATTCTTGAGTTTGGGCGCGTACCACGTAACATCATGATACACGTCAACAATCTCTATGTCAAGAAAACTGGGCTTAAAACTGGTCAAAGGATTGAACTCGAATGCTTTAAATCCTCGATCATTGATCGATGTCAAAGGCAGCATTTCTAAGTCACCGAGGTCTGGTTCCCCGATCAAAATCTGCCAGTCAATGGGCATTTTAACACGATACTGTCCTATTTGCAGCACCAAAGCAGGCGAATTGAAGCTCTCTAGGAAGATTAAAGGTATGTAATGATAGTCAGGGTCACTGGGATCTGAGTTATCCAAGATAGCAAACCTCATATCACCCACTTCCTCAGGCAGTGTGTCTAGATCATAGGTTGTGTTGTCCAATGTTAGTATTTTCATATTACGAATTATATATTTAGACTGTGTATCCCACAACCAAGTTTTACTCCATAATCACCAAATTGCAAAATTTGATAGTCGTTGATTATCAGTCCCATTAGGTGGTCATCCACTCAAGTTTTTCATGTGTGAAAGGATAACGGGCTTCTTTGTAGTATGCCTTGCGTTTGGTCAAGTGTCTTTTGGCGAACCGGCAGGTGGAGGTGATGTCCCAAATTTGAACATAGTCCTTGTCTTCTGCTTTTCTAATACCACGCCCAATGCTCTGTATAACTCTAATAAAGCTTTTTCCGGGCTCCACAAGCACCAAATTAAAAATCCTAGGAATATTAATACCAACAGCGGCAACCCCATAAGTAGCAACAATAATTTTATCGGTAGCCTCAGCCACTTCGTCATATTCATCTTGTCTGTCCTTTGCTTTTGTGGCCCCGGACACAAACACTGCCCGTTGGTCCAATCTCTTTACTAACTCCTGTCCGGCTGTGATACGATCTACCAACACAAGAGTATTGCCTGTTTCATTGACCTTTTGTATAAGGCTGGCTATGGTATCAAGCCGGCCTGACTCCTCCAGTAAATATTTTAGTTCGCTTTGGTAATTATTATATTCCGCATGATCTACCAATTGCACTATGTTGACATGGCACTGCGCCAAGACACCGCGATCCTGCAGTTCGGCAGCAGCCAAGCGGGATATTACCTGACCTAGACTTACCAACAAGGCTTGGCTTTCAAATTTCTCTTTGGGTATAGTACCAGTTAATCCCCAGCGAATCGGCACTGCCGCCATGACCCCTGTAAGCAAAGTTTTTAGCGCGTCAGCTTTGGCCATGTGTACTTCATCGACTATAACGCACACTACTCCTTGTAAAAACTCACCAATGGTAATATCTGCTGATTGATTTTTTGTATTCTTCAACAACACATTGAGACTTTGCCAAGTGCATATGGTGTGTTGGCGACCAAATTCTTTTTTGTCTCCAAAGAACACACCTACGTCTAGTCCCAAATTGATATAGTCACACTCGGTCTGTGTTACAAGACTTTTGTTAGGTACTATCACAATGCTACGACCATAAGGTGTCACTGCATGGCTCAGTGCGGCAGTTACGATTGTTTTACCGGCACCCGTGGCCACTTCCTGCAAACACTGTAGGTTGGACAAGAAGTTATTGACTATATGCACTTGATAGTCGCGCAACATGATAGGCTCGCCGGCCTGCGGATGGCTCTTGGGCCAGGTATAGTTGGCAAAGGTATTTTCTTGTACTGGCGTAAACTCAAACGTGGTACGATATTCACGCTGATCATCAAGGTCAATGTCGTAATTGTATTCTTCCAACACAGGAATAATCTCGGGCAATAGGTTCACATAAGTAGATCCTCCCAATTGGAAGAAACTGACCTTGCCATCCCAGCGGCCCAGTCGCACAGCAGGCAGATATCTTGCGTAAGGTACGTCGTATTTGAATTTGTTTACCAAGGCACGCCTGGCGTCAAGCTCCAGGCCTTCGATCTTGACGTTGACTTCATCGTGGATGATTAATCGAGCCTGTCTCATAAAAACGCTGCCATTTCAGGAAAAGTTTTAGCAAAATCAGTTTTGCGATACTGGTCATGCCAGACCACACTGTGGCGGAAACGTTGAAAGTGCTGGCTATCGTCGGTGTTGTTGATCAAGTTGGCCCAGGTCTGTGCATCCTGATCGCCACTTTGTAATTTATCAACTATGTATTTTTTAGCCGCAGATGACCATACACTGGGACGCATGTGTTCAGGATCATGTACACGACCCAACCAAGGTCGTGGCAAGGTCATGGATTCACACCACGATAAAAATTCTGCAACATAGGCAATATTGTATGCGCTCACAGTATGGCTAACGCTGAGACGAAGATTGGTTCTCGATGCTTGTTCTGACTGATACCTTTGGATATTACCAACCACCTGATCCCAGTTGGCAGGAAATCGGATGTATTCAAATTGTGCTCCTATGCCGTCGATACTTAGTTGCATGTCAATTTCTTGAAAGTGTTGCCAAAGATCCCACCAGGTCTGATCCGGCCATACAGTAGCATTGGTGGTATAATGCAGACATATCTCATGGGCTCGTCCTTGATCTATGAATCGCTGTAATAGTTCTTGCTGTTGCGGCACTCCTGACAACAGAGGCTCACCTCCTGGAATATCCAGGTGTATGATCGAGGGAGCATGATCAACAAACTCAGCAACAAAATCCTGTTTGTAAAAATGATTTGGTCTGATGTCTTGACCATGTAGGGCATGATACTCACGTTGCCACCTACTGCTGGACACAGGATTGCAGGTAATGCAGGTCAGATTGCATGTGTTACCAAAAGCCACGCTGGCAGTAAGATAGCCACGTTGATCTTTGTTGTATTTTTCGTAATGGTGCTGCCAACGATCGTGATCTAATTGACGTTTACTCAGCACACCATTTTCTTCTTCGATTTTACAACGTTCGCACCCTTGAGGCCAACGATCTTTTTGGAAATCTTCCCGTACAGTGGCCAAGGTACGGCTTTGTTCATACGCCAATATTCCTTGTTCGTTAATGTTAAGTGCAGGGTCAGGATAATGGCCATGACGGAATTTACAGCAAGGACTGATAGTGCCTTGTGGGCTGATGTCAAGATTCGACCAGGGAGCGAAACAGAATGGCATATTGGGAAGTGATAGATATTTATAAGCATAGCACGACCCAATCATGAAGTCAAAAAAACAGGTGCCGTTTTACGGGCACCTGTGTAAAAGTTGGAATGTCTAGGAGCTAGACTAAGGATGACAATCCAACGATACTGTCAGTGTTTCATGACAGTATTTTGGGCCAGTGCTCGCCAGTTGGCGCTCACTTTGGTTAAGTCCGCGATTTTGAGAGCCATACGCAGGCTCATCTCGCGCAGTTGATCTTTGTTCTCATCCATGAATGCTAGGATCTCGTCGCCCTGCTCGGGGGTCAAATCATAGTCATGGAACAGATCACCTTTGCGGAAGATCTGTTTGATGCGCAAGAACTTGTCGCGCATGGTGTCCAAAGTCAGGTCCAAAAAGTGACAGCGGCTTTGCAATGCTTCCAAATGATCTTTGATCCTCTTGCTCTTGAGGTGATCAAACTTCAAATTGGTAATAAAGATTGCAGAGCCTTTGAAGTCAAACTGATCAGGCACGCCTTCACGACGCAGCATGGAACTGTCTGCGTTCCAGCAAATTCTACGTCTCTTGCCCGAATCCAAGGCAGCTTTGAGAATGTTCAGTGCAAGATCATCTAGCAACACACTGTCACAGTCGTCGAACACTAGGACGTTGTTGGGGTCACTGTGATGGTACAAGCTGCAGTACAAACCTATAGGAGTCATTGCCCCTTTGACCACCTCATACTTGATCTTGCGGCCTGACAGCTGATCAAACAAACCAGCCTTTTCCAACTGGAATTCCACGCCATAGCTCTTGCCCACGCCCGGAGGCCCCACGACAATCATGGCACGGATATCGCCGGCAATGCAGGCCTTGGTCATTTGATCTAGGATATTGAAACGTTGCTCG